CACAGTGCTGGGGCTAGAAGTAAGAAAAACCGGACGAACAGGTGTGCCGTTAAACCAGTCGGCGCCGCAAGATTCTCGAAAAGGCCCTGAAAGAAAGGTCTTTTCAGTATTTACGGCAAAGCCGAACAGGTTTAACATTTGGATCAATAACTCAGAACTAGAGCGTCTTACGATAAGATCATCACCGTAAACCGCTACTTGCTCTGGGTCATAAGATCCCTTGAGCTCCTTCTCCACAGCAAAAATAACTGCTGCGAATATGGCAGACTCAAGCGCGAATGTGTAACCGTTACCCATGGAAGATATTTTCTCAAAAGAAATACTTTCCCCCTCACAGACTCCAATTGGAGAACGGAGGCGTATGAGGTAACGATACCACTGAGGAGGTAACAGCAAGCGACATAACTCTAAAGAAATAGAGTCTGAAGCAGCTGCTAGGTCAAGCGTCACAAAAGGATCGCTTGCCATCCAATTCTTGGACCCATCCCATGCTAACCTTTGATTTTTAGTTTGGTCGTCTAAGTCAATACCATAACGGAGTAACCTCCGTCTGATAAAACCATCGACGCCAAGCTGCAAATAAAGATTCATGCATGGCTCAATCGCGATAGAACGCTCTGTTTTGGCGTTCTTAGGCACGAAAGTGATACGGTTGCCTGGCACGACGTTTAAAACGCTATCCCAGAACACTTGTTGATCGAGTAACTGCCATGGCTTTATGCCATTTTTACGGCGGTAGTCGTCTTCAAGAGCCCCAAGCCAGCGTTCGTCGGCCATAATGGCAGACCGTGCGTATCGGAGTGCACCGCTTGTACACGAGTAAGGCCACGACCCGTATTTATCATACGAAGAAGTACGCCTTTCCTTAGTGTCAAGATTTGCACCCGGACCATGACGCGACCATAACGTCAACTGTGTTTCCTCGGGAAGTTCTTCCCCGAGGAGCTTACTTAGAAAAGTCTGAGCGGTTGAAAAACAACTAAGCTCAGTTTGATCAGTAAGGAACGATAGTTTCTTTGAACCGTCTCGGTTGAAAGTCGCACACGTTTCCTCAGAGTCCTTTAATTTCTTAAGGGCCTCCGCTCTACGGGTTTTCACGTCCGTAGGGAACTGATACTTTTTAAGTAAGGCTGATGCCTGATACTTAGCAAACACTTCGTTTGGCTTAGTATCACTGGGGTAGCTACTCTGTGGCCCCCAGGTCTCAGATAAACTTAGGTAACCCGATATATCACGTTTTCTTATGATATCGCGGATTACAGTCTGTTCATCTATAGTGAGACTGCACGATAGGTCTTTAACTATAGAAGTTAACACCCGCCAAGGATAATCCTTAGGGGTGCGGACCTGAACCTGTCGGTTCAGTGCTTTTCTCGACTGACTATCTTTCATAGTCTTCGACTCCTTTTATGAAATAGTTACAACGGTGTTTGCAGGATCCCAATCCAAGTTAAGCATGACTGTAGAAAGTCTACAATTACTGCTACAACGAGGTTAAGGGAGGGCAGGTAGATTTCGTTTAACATAAGAAATCACCTAGACCATCTGCTGCACGTTGAGACTATCC